TATTGAATCTGTTGGTCTGGTAACAGCAAAAAGTGGAATCATAGTCAGTACTAATGGTATCAGTGTTTCTGCTGGTGTTGTTACTGCTCCATCTATATCAGTAGCAGGTGGTCATATAATACTCAATAGTAGTGGTGCAAATGTTATTGGTATTGTAACTGCTACTTCTTTTGTCAAGTCATCTAATAGTGGTGGTTTTCTTAAGGCGGATGGAACAGAAGATACTAGTACTTATTTAACTTCTTATACAGAAACTCAAACACTTAATGATGTTTTAGGATTAGGTAATACCAGTAGTACTGGGTTATCGGTTGGTGTTGTTACTGCAACTGCACTTGCTGGATATGATTACTTAGAGGCACCTCATGGCAGTACAGTCAACTTTACAGTAACTGTAATTAATAAGTCGGCAGCACACAGATATAATGGATCAGGTAGTGATTCTGGATATGCAATTAATGGAGTAGAATCTCCGTTCCTCACATTAACTCCCGGTAGAACTTATAGATTTACTTTGAGTTCTAGTGACATGTCTAATCACCCATTCAGATTCTATCTTGAGGCAGATAAGACTACAGCATATACTACAAATGTTACCTCAACATCAACATACACTGAGATTGTTGTAACTGATGAAACTCCAACAGTTCTTCATTATCAGTGCGATTCTCATGACTACATGGGTAATGCAGTACAAACTAATTCCAATAAATTAAATACTCCTTATCAAATTGACGGTCTAAAGGGTGCAAATATTACTGGAGTTGTAACTGCAACTTCTTTTGTTGGTGATATTACTGGTGATGTAACTGGCAATGCTGATACATCCACTACAGCCACTACTGCAACTAATTTTACTGTTAACGCAAACAATTCTGCAGACGAAACTGTATATCCAATTTTTGTTGATGGTGCCACAGGTACTCAAGGTGCCGAAACTGACACAGGTTTAAGTTATAATCCAAATAGTGGCACTTTGACAGCTACTACATTTAGTGGTTCTGGCTCAAGTCTTACTGGATTGACTGGTGCTTCTGCTGCGACTTATGGCAATTCTAGCGCAACTCCAGTTATTGTAGTTGATGCTAATGGAAGAATTACTGGTATCAGCACTGTTGCTACTGCTGGAGCAGGAGGTGGGGGAGGAATTTCTAATGTTGTAGAAGATACCACTCCACAATTGGGTGGAAACTTAGATCTTAATAGTAAATTTATTACTGGATCTGGTGGAGTAAGTGTTAGTGGTGTCGTAACAGCAACTTCTTTTGTTGGTGATATTACTGGTGATGTCACAGGAAATGCTGACACAGCCACTACTGCGACTAATGTCACCGTTAGTGCTAATAATTCTACAGATGAAACAGTATATCCAGTATTTGTCGATGGTGCTACAGGCACTCAAGGTGCTGAAACTGACACGGGGTTAAGTTATAACCCAAGTAGTGGTACGTTAACAGCAACTACATTTAGTGGTTCTGGTTCAAGTCTTACTGGATTGACTGGTGCTTCTGCTGCAACTTATGGTAATTCTAGCGCAACTCCAGTTATTACAGTTGATAGTAATGGCAGAATCACTGGTATCTCTACTGTTGCCACATCTGGTGGTGGAGGAGGTGGTGGTGGTATTTCTAATGTTGTGGAGGATACAACACCACAATTAGGTGGTGACTTAGATCTCAATAGTAATAATATAACTGGAACTGGTAACATGAATGTTACTGGTATAGTAACTTCTACAACCTTCTCCTTATCTGGAGATTCTGGTGTATCGGCCAGAGAATTAAGTGGTATTGGATCTGCAAATATTGTTCAAACCAAAATAACTACATCTAATGGTGCTACTGATGATTATTTTGGATTTAATGTTGCAATTGGTGGTACTATTATTGCTGTTGGTGCTTATGGTGTTGATACTGTTGCATCTTCTGCAGGAGCAGTATATCTCCTTGATCTTTCTGGAAATGAATTAGGAATTATTACAGCATCTGATGGTGCTGCTAGTGATTATTTTGGATTTAATCTTGGAATTGGTGGTACTATTATTGCTGTTGGTGCTTATGGGCGTGACAATCCTGCTGGTTCAGGAGCAGTATATATCCTCGATCATAAAGGAAATGAATTAGGAATTGTTACAGCATCAGATGCTGATGTTGAGGATTACTTCGGAAGACCAGTTGAGGTAGGACCTACTAAAATTGTTGTTGGTGCGGCATGGAATGATGATGGTGGAGAGCGGGCTGGATCAGCATACCTTTATGATCATAAAGGAGAAAATGAAATTAAACTAACTGCGTCTGATCCTGACGGATATGATTATTTTGGATATGCTGTTGGAATTGGTGGCACTATTGTTGTCGTTGGTGCTATGTATGCTGATGAACCTAGCGCTTCCGGAGCAGCATATATTTTTGATCTTGATGGAAATCAGTTAGGAATTATTACAGCATCAGATGCTGGAGTTGATGATTATTTTGGAAGGAACCTCGCTGTAGGACCGACTAAGATTGTCATTGGTGCCCGTAATGATGATGATAAAGGATCTAATGCTGGAGCAGTATATGTTTATGATCATAAAGGAAATAATGAAGTTAAAATAACTGCTTCTGATGGCGCTGCTAACGATCAATTTGGAGATTTGGCTATTGCAGTAAATGACAAATATATTGCAGTTTCAGCAGCTTCTGATGATGATGATGGTTCTGGTTCAGGAGCAGCATACATTTATGATCTTGATGGAAATAATGAAGTCAAAATAACTACTTCTGATGCTTATGCTGGACAATATTTCCCACGAGCACTTTCCTTATCAGATGATAAACTTGTCGGTGGTGTATGGTCTGATGATGAAGTCGCAACTAATGCCGGAGCAGTATACATTTTTGACTTAGATTATTCCATTATCGACAATCAGACAGGACATCTTGTAATTAGAAATTCTAGTTCTAGTAAGAAAAACATACTTTTACAAGCCACATCTGGAGAAAATAGTATTGTATGTAATGGTAACGGTTCTGTTGAACTTTATCATGATAATAGTAAAAAAATAGAAACTATTAGCACAGGTGCCACTGTCACTGGAGATCTTTATGCAACAAACGTTTATGGTTCTATAGATCTTAGTTCTGATGATGTATCTTGTAAAAATATTGATGTAGCTGGCATTATAACCTCCAATTCACTTTTTTCAGATAAGGAAGTTAAAATAGGATTTTCTCAAGATCTTTTAGTTCAGCACTCAAAAATTAAGAATCAATTATTAAATATAACACCATCTGATGGTAGTACAGGTGATAATTTTGGAAGAGGTGGTGCTATTGGCACTAGTAAATTTGTTATCGGTGCGACGGGTGATGATGATAATGGTTCTAATTCTGGATCGGCATACATTTATGATCTTGATGGAACTAATGAAGTCAAAATAACAGCATCTGATGGTGCTGCTAATGATTATTTTGGATACAACATTGGAATTGGTGGCACCATAATAGTTGTTGGTGCTCCATTCAAAAACTCTTATACTGGTGCGGCATATATTTTCGATCTTTCTGGAAATCAGTTAGGAATTCTTACTGGTTCTGATAGTGCTGCAAGTGATCGTTATGGATTTAGTGTTGGTGTGGGCACTGATAAAATTGTTATTGGTGCTTATGATCATCACACTGATGGTAATGCAGATCAAGGACAAGCATACATTTATGATCATAAGGGAGCTAATGAAGTTAAAATAACTGGTTCCGATTCTGTTGCTAACGATCAATTTGGTTATGCTGTTGGAATTGGTGCTACTGTTATTGTTGTCAGTGCCAATGAAGCACATATTAATGGGGTTGATGGTGTAGGTAAAGCGTATATCTTTGATCTTTCTGGAACTCAGTTAGGAATTATTACTGCATCTGATGGCGCACTTCAGGATCGTTTTGGAAGTGATATTGGTGTTGGCACTAGTAAAATTGTTATTGGTGCTTCTTACGACAATACTGGTGGGGGTTTTTGGGACGAAGGATCGGCATACATTTATGATATTGATGGAACTAATGAAGTTAAAATAACTGCTTCTGATCCCTCACAACAAGCTTACTTTGGAAGTAAAGTAGATATAAGTGGTGATAAGATCGTTGTTGGTGCTTATCGTGATGATGATGGAGGTTCCCCTTATGATCTGGGAGCAGCATACATTTTTGATCTTTCCGGAAATGAACTAGGAAAATTACTTCCATCTGATATTATTGCTGGTGATGAATTCGGCGGCATGTTTGTTTCAATAGAGTCAGACCAGGCTCTTATTGGTGCTTGGGAATCGGATTCAACGACCGGTTCGGCATATCTTTTTGACGTAAGTGGAAAATCTTATATAGAAAATAAAACTGGTGATTTGATTATTGAAAGTATTGATACTAATGGTGGTTCTGGTGCTAACGTTATTATTAATGCAGGAACTGGAAAGACTTCAATAGTAGCAAATGTAAATGGTTCTGTAGAGTTATGGAATAATGGATCCAAAAAATTAGAAACTATTAGCACAGGTGCCACTGTCACTGGATCTTTTTATGCAACAACACTTTATGGTGATGGATCTAATCTCACAGGAATTTCTGGTGGAGGTGGTGGAATCTCCAATGTTGTAGAAGATACTACTCCACAACTTGGTGGTAACTTAGATCTCAATAGTAAATTTATTACTGGATCTGGTGGAGTAAGTGTTAGTGGTGTCGTAACAGCTACTACATTTAGTGGTTCTGGTTCAAGTCTTACTGGATTGACTGGTGCTGGAGCATCAACTTATGGATCTGCCGGTGCAACACCAGTTATTGTAGTTGATGCTAACGGAAGAATTACTGGAATCTCAACTGCTGCTATTTCTGGTGGTGGTGGTTCAATTGGAATACGTTCTGATGGAACTGTTATACAATCCAGTGCATCAAATCTAAACTTTATTGGTACTGGTATTACAATGGCAGACGATGGTTCTGTCACTGATATTACAATTCCCACAGTTCAAAGAACACCAACAAGAATTGTTGCATCGGCCGACCAAACTGCATTTACCGTTGCTTCTTACAATAGTAATCAAATTGATGTTTATTTGAATGGATCTAAACTAGACAGTACAGAGTTTACAGAAACAGACAGTACTACTATCACTTTAACTCAGGCTGCTTCTGCAAATGATGTATTTGAATCTATTGGGTTTAGTAACTATACGGGAGTTAATGTTACGAGCGCAAATAATGCAACCACAGCAACCACAGCAACCAATGTAACAGTTGCAGATGAATCTTCAGATACTACTTGTTTCCCACTATTTGCTACAGCAGCGACTGGAGATCTTCCACCTAAAACAGATGCTAGTGGATTGACATATAACGCAGGAACTTCTACTTTATCTGCAACTCATTTAAGTGGATCACTTACTGGTAATGTAACTGGTAATCTCACTGGTACTGCAACTACTGCAACTACTGCAACTACTGCAACTAATGTAACAGTTGCAGATGAATCTTCAGATACTACTTGTTTCCCCTTATTTGTTACTACTCACCCTGGGGATGGTAGTGGTGATTACCCACCAAAACTGGACGCTGGATTTACATACAATGCCAATTCAGGAATCCTGGGAGCAACTACTTTCCAAGGTAATCTTGATGTTGCTGGATTACTTAAAGAGGGTGTAAATATTACCGCAGGAAAACTGAGTGACAATACAAATATTGATCTTACAAATGGTATGGTTCATCTGTTTACAACAACAGAAAGCACAACATCAACACCAAATATAAGAGTTGATGGTTCAACATCACTTGATTCTTCCATGAGCACTGGCGAATCAATTACAGTTGTTCTTATTTCTGCCGCCGCAGCAGCAGGATATTCTGCACAATTGACAATTGATGGTAGTGCAGTCACTGAAAGTTGGTTGGGGGGTTCTGCACCATCAGAAGGTGGATCTAGTGGGTATGATGTTTATACTTACAATATAATTAAGACAGGTAGCGCAACATTTGTTGTACTTGCAAACTTAGTAAACTTCGCATAATAATATGACTCCTCCATTAACAATGTTCGGAATGTCTGGTCCAGTCAGCACAAGTACTGCTGCTGTTGCTTCAGCAGAAGAGGGTACTTTATACAAAGATATATCAGACTATAGCCACACTAGATTTGATAGATTGAATGTAGGTAGTGGACGTAATGTATTGGGTTGCTTTATTTCACCTGACGGCACAAAGTTTTATACAATTGATAGTGCTGACAGATTGCGTCAGGAAATTCTAAGCACCCCTTATGATATAAGCAGTCACGGTGCTAGTTCAGATTATAATATCGCTGTTGGTGCAAGCAACGGCAACGACTCTCCTACAGGAGTTCACTTTAAACCTGATGGATTAAAATTTTGGTTAACAGATGCTGATGATTATGTGTATGAATGGACTATGACCACAGCCTGGGATATTTCAACAGCTAGTTATACCCGAGCAAAGTCTCTGACTTCTCCATATAACCAATTAAGGGGTCCATTCTTTAAACCTGACGGATCAATGTTCTTTGGCCTTGATTCTTATTATGACTATATTTATAGTCATTCTATGTCTACAAATTGGGATATTACATCAATGGCTAACAGTTACACCGCCAGAAGTGCTCGTACGCGTGATTCCCCAATTAGTGAGGCAACGGTAAGAGGTCTTTGGTTTAACGATGATGGAACAAAGGTTTATGTTGTAGGTGCAGGTGGAGCAAAAGTGTATCAGTGGAATTTATCAACAGCTTATGATGTCTCACAAATTAATGTGGCTCCTGATGATGAGTTATCTATTAGTAGTGTAGAAACTGCTCCTCATGGTATTTGTTTTTCTAGTGATGGAAAATATATGTATATCGGTGGCGTCACTGATGATGGTGTTGATCAGTTCACACGCACCTAAATATTTAAAAAATATCTCATGGGAAAGACTAGAAGGACTGGTGATTTAGTTACTGATGATAACCTATATGTAAATCCTGCCACTGATAGTTTTCATGTTGGTACTGGAATCACCATGTATGGTGGTTCTGTAGGTATTATTAGTTGCACTAGTCTCTACATTGGAGGATCTTCTGTATCTGCTGGTGGTGGAGGAGGAGGTGCAGATATCAATGAAGTTATGCTATTTGGATAATAAATAACTAAAAAATTAGAATATAATGGCACTCGCAAAAGCAAATTTAGGATTTCCGCAAAACATATCTGCAGGAACAACTGCGACTGTTTATACTGTTGCCAATTCTAAAACAGCATATATTAGAGGAATCTCTATTCATAATACAAGTGTTGGAACAGGAAATGAAAGTGTATCTCAACATGCACAAATCTACGTTGTAGAAAACAATAGTGGAAGTGTAGGAGTTGCTACTGCAGGAGATAGAATTGTTAGAGTTACACTTGCTCCGGACGATACATTTGTATATGAACTTCAATATCCAGTTATATTAGATACGAATAACGATACAGTTCAAGTTTATAACGAAGGAACCCATAATTCTGGTTCAGCAACAAATGATATTAATGTTTTAGTTCTTGGTGATGCGGAGAGTTAATTATGGCACCATTTAAAAGCAATTCTTCAGGACTCATTGGAAGTTTTGTATCAGAGTTAGAAGCAACTGAAACTAGAAGAGGTGCTGTAGCGACTTCACCAAATCCATTTACACCTGGAAATGGATATGTTTATCATATATTTACTGCACCAGGAACATTTACAATAACTACATCGGGATATATTGATCTTCTTTTAGTTGGAGGAGGTGCTGGAGGTGGTAAAGGTAGTCCAAGTTCCTATAGAGGTGGTGGCGGAGGTGCCGGTGGTTTTAGAGAAGAATACAACATTTTCTGTCCAGTACAAAGTTATCCAATAACAATAGGTAGTGGTGGAAATGGAACATCTTCTTTTGGTGTTGATGGCGGTTCTGGTGGAGCAACTTCTTTTACTAGTACAAATCCTTTTAGATTAATTACCACTGCAACATCAACTTCATTAAGTGTTGGTGGTGGAGGTGGTGGAGGCGGTAGTGGGAATGGAGTTAATTCAACTGAAGGATCTGGTGGTGGAGGAGAGGGCGGCCCGAGCAATGGCGGCTCAGGTGGCACTTATGGACACAGGGGTGGTGGTGGAAGTCCAGGTTCAAATTATGGATCCGGAGGTGGTGGAGGTGCTTATGAATTAGGAAGATCAATTACATATGGAAATGGAGATGCGGCTGGAGGAGGTGGACGAGTAGCATTTTCTGGTGATACTGGTATTCCAACTGATTATGGAACAGCCGGACCAACTGATCAATTTGGCGGCAATGGACGATGTTTTGCTGGAGGTGGAGGTGGTGCTGGACCTGCTCCAGGTAGTGGTGGTGTTGGTGGTGGTGGTGGCGGTAATGGTGGTAACGCTACTACCAATACTGGTAGTGGAGGAGGTGGTGCTCCTCCATCTGGATCTGGAGGAAATGGAGCTCCAGGAATTGTTATTATAAGAGTTAAAGTTAATCCCACTTAATAGTATGGCACCATTTAAGAATACATCTTATGGTGGGGCACAATCCATCAAAATAAATGAAATAGAGTTTACACCCACTACTTCAGATAATACATCAGGACTTTCAGTCACTGCTTCTGGACAAAAAGTTTATGTACCAGGAAATGGATATGTTTATCATGTATTCGTTGGACCAGGAACTTTTATTGTTAATCGTAGTGGAAATGCTGACATACTTGTAGTTGGAGGAGGTGCTGGAGGTGGTAAAGGTAGTCCAAGTTCCTATAGAGGTGGCGCTGGTGGTGCCGGTGGTTTTAGAGAAGAACTAAATGTCCTCTTAACAAAACAAGTATATGAAATAACAATAGGTGATGGTGGATATGGAACATCAGTTTTTGGTGCTGATGGCGGTTCTGGTGGAACAACTTCATTTTCTAGTCAACCCACTCCATCTGGAGGAGTTCCATTCACTGTTGGGGGTAGTTCAGTGACTACATTATCGGTTGGTGGTGGAGGTGGTGGAGGAGGTAGCGGCTCTGGCATTGGTTCGCCTGAAGGATCTGGCGGTGGAGGAGAAGGTGGGCCCGCTCCAGGATATTTTGGTAATCCAGGTGGAAGTAGTGGTTCTTATGGAACTAATGGAGGAAGGGCAAGCAAGACCCCTAACTACGCAAGCGGAGGTGGTGGAGGTGCTGGAGCAAGTAGTCCATCTGCTTCTGGATCTACCGGTGGTCCTGGTGGAGTTGGTTTAGCAGTTTTTTCAGGAGATACTGGTGTCCCAACCGATTTTGGAACCCCTGGACCAACTTCAGGTAGATTCTTTGCCGGAGGTGGAGGTGGTGCTGGACCTGGTCCAGGTCCCGGCGGTTATGGCGGCGGCGGGAATGGCAATGGTGGTAACGCTACTACCAATACTGGTAGTGGAGGAGGTGGTGCTCCTCCAATTGGATCTGGAGGAGCAGGTTCTCCAGGTATTGTTATTATAAGATATACAACAGTTTAAAATTATGGCAATAACACATTTCGCACAATTGGATGATGACAATACTGTAATTAGTGTTGAGATCGTTGATTCATCTAACACATTAGATACTGATGGAAATCACAGTGAAGATGTTGGAATTAAGTATTTGAAATCTATTCATGGTGGACACACAATATGGGTTGAAACTTTTTATGACGGATCATCCAGACAACGATATGCTGGAATAGGAATGTCATACAGTTTTGAAAATTATGTATTCATGGATATAAAACCAGAAAAGTATCCTTCTTGGGTTCTTAATGAAGAAACTTATGCGTATGAACCACCAGTTTCAGAACCAACATTAACAGAAGAACAATTATCTAATGGGGATCTATATGTATGGAACGAATCTACAGTTAGTTGGGATTTTGTAGAAGGACCTGGTGAAGGACCAGAAGAGGAAGAATAACCACTTCAATAACCTGCACAACCCTCTCTGGTTTTATTCCAGGAGGGTTTTATAGTGTCTGAAGACACATGAAACAGATGCGGTACTCAAGTCTGGACAGATTAATTTTTGTCACATCTTTCATCTGGGTGACACATTGGGGTGTTAAGGTATCTGAAGTGGTAATTAACGCACTTTTCTAATGCTCACATTATACACCAGTGGATACAAATATAGCAAGAATCGTTGCACTGATGTTGTTGAATGGTTCGTGAATAAGTATCTACCACGTCACAAACTTGAAATTGTTGTGCATCATCGTGGACTACTTCGAGAGCGTGCATATGGATTTTGTACCGTAATGGACTGTGACTGGAGACCAAGATCTTTTGAAATTGAGATGCACAACCGTCTTAATGCAGAAAACTACACCAGCACCCTCCTACATGAACTCTGGCACGTTTATCAACACGTTAAAGGTCATCTTAAGGATAAAGGAGAGAAACGCTATTGGAAGGGCATAGACCACTCTCATACGGACTATTCAGACCAACCATGGGAAGTAGAAGCAAGAGAAATGGAACGTAAGTTGTTTCATTGTTACCTAGGTCTTGGTCCTGAATCACATGGAAAGGGAACACCATTTCCTAACCGTTTGACAACATCTTAAAAACCCAGTAGAATACCTTTGCTGGGGTTAAAGAGAACTTTATAGATTATTTTAAAAAATAAAGTTACTCACCTCTAAACTGTTCTATTATCGTAGGTACAACACTTTATGAGCATCACGAAGACCAAAACTGAGTTCATTTGCGTCAAACCTAAATCTAGTAAGGCAAAGAATCGTTTTGCGAATATGATGAATAATCTTCACTCTTGTAGGGTAGAGAAGCGAGAGAATGGTAGAATGTTTCTTGCTTCCATTTCAGGAAAATACTTTTTCTGGATGAATGAAAGCGCAGATGACCACTGGGAGGTTCTAAAATGAAAGATCAGTATGTAATCGATGACGGAGAGTCTAAACAAGACAAATGGAATCGAGGACTTGATATTTTTATTGAGTCGGTACATAAACCAGATTCAGCACTCCGTCAATGTGCTCATAACCAGAAGTGTTATCATGAATTAATGGATGTTCGTGAAAACGTTCTAAAATATCTTCAAGACCTTCGATGGAATTGAAGAATCCTATTGTCCCTGTAATGATGTTCTTAGGTGTCATTTTTGCCACCCTTTGTATCATCGTTGCGGGGTATTTTCATGGCAATATGCACTTACTTACTACACTTAAAAATGCTATCAATTCTTAGTGCTATTTTAGCAGTTACTTTATGGGTTCAAGTGCCACAATGGTCTGATGACTGGTCACATTGTGCTGTAGATGTTCCAGATACATCATGTCATTGGTACATTGTAAACGCAGATAACACTTTTGGTGAAGGATTTGACTGGGAAAATGCTCCGTGGTATTCTATTGAAGGTTTAGGTGATATTGCAGAATTGCACGATAATGTGTTAGAATCTGGTCATCAATACACTGTGGATAGTCTCCAAGATGGAACTCATACGACCAGATGATGATCAATACTTTGAGCAAACATGCTACAAAGATTATGATAGACATCATTATAAAGTAGTCTCTAAAAATGGTGAATCTATAGTCGTTGGTGACTATATGATGGCACGAGAAATATGGTGGAACAAGAAAATGTTTCTGTCTCATATTGAAGTGTTAGATGTAAAAGTAAAACCAAAGACCAAAGGTTTCAAATGAACTTCACTCCACAAGAATTAAAGTATCTAAAGTATGTTCTATCTTGTACCACTTCTTATACTATTGCTAGAGGTGAGCAAATCGATTTTCCAGGGGTGAAACATGAAAAACTAAAAACTAAGATAGATAGTTTATGTCACAGAATGCATCACTAATGTATGAAGAACTAAACTGTTTTGAAGAAGCACTTAAACACTTCGGTACAAGAGTTGAAGTTATTTGTGCTATGGAACTATCGAAAAGATTATCATCTGAAGATGCATATCAAATGATTAAAGAAGAACTCAAAGAGGTCAAAAAGTGTCGTAAACAGTTCAAAAAAGATGGATGCTAAAGAATATAAACACCAAACTTTAGAGGAGTTTGAAAACATTTGGAAAGAAATGGAGGAGATAGAGCCATTAACTCCTCCAACAGTAAAAGTTACTCACCTTGAAACTGTCCCTGTAGTGTAAGCACACAACTAAAAGATGGCAACTCGTTCACGCATTGGTATTCAACTCAAAGATGACTCTATTCTTTCTGTTTATCATCACTGGGATGGTTATCCTTCTTGGTTGGGTCGGATTCTCAAGACGCACTACAATACGAAGGAGAAAGTTTCCGAACTGATTGATGGTGGCGATATGTCATCTGCTTGGACTAATGTTGGTTGGCAGAATGAAACTCGCTCAGAAAGTGGTCCTATGTATTACTCTGAGCGCGGTGAAAATTGTCCTCCTAGTCTGATGACAATGGATGAGTATTTGGATAAGAATAATAATGAAGAATATGCCTACATCTTCACCAGTGCAGGTTGGGTATGTTATGATATGAATGAGTTCAATGACAACGATCCTGAAGTTGTCGAAATTCCTGAAGGAGCACTTAAATGTTGAATTTAGAAAACATGACGCATGAACAGAGAGAAGCATTGGCAGAAGATTGTGAAGACTTTCTAGTTCATCGTCACATTCCTCTTCATTCACATTCTTACGATAACATCATCAATCAAGCGTTGCGTGAAGGTTATCAAGTTAAAAAGTTCGACCGTTTTATCAACAAACCAAAATGACTCAGCAGGAAATGGAAGCAGCAGCACAGGAATTCTGGGATGAAGTAGAACGTGAGGCAGAAAAACTGGAAGTTACTGTTGACTATTACATTGCGGAGTTCTTTTCTTCATGAATGAGGAAACAAAACTTCTACTTGCTTTGTATCAAGTAGATGGAATCACACAACTTACCAAAGATAATGAATATAAACAATATCTTTGGTGTAAACTGTCATCTATCAAATGTGAGTTGGAGCGACAACTTGCCAACTTGACTAACACCAACATCTATACTAAAATCGAGGAGTAATTTACACACAACGATGACACAAAAGTTTTTCTACATTGTTGACCACTTTATTCCTTTCCCTTCGAGTGAATATGGTGGTCTTTGGAATGTTATTGCTGAAAGTGATGAGGAATGTTTCAACCTTATTACTGATACTGATGATGGTTTCAATCAACAATACTATGGAAATCTTCGTGAAAACATTTTGAAGTCACGCACTTATGCCTTGGCAGAAGAAGTCGAGTCAACGATTGTTGAGGAGTTTACCACCTGAGATTATGGAAGAAAAACTGTATCGAATTGAAGAACTAGAAACAACTGGTTGGACTCTTTTTAATTCTACTGATGTTGGTATGAATAAAGAACAAGTAACTAAACGCTACAATGAACTTTTGGATGAAGGCATTTCACCAAGTCGTCTGAGGATTATTAGAGAACAATGAAACCAGATATGATTGTTGGGTGGAAACAACACATCAAACTTGGAAATGTTTGGCGTGTTGAAGTAGAACTTGCTATGCAAGATACTCCAGGAGATGAACTTTACACCTATAGTGTTGAGGTTTATGTTACTTCACCAACACAAGCACTAGCACAATATATTGCTGCTACAATGTACCCAGAATACGAATCTATTTCTGTTGATGATGAACCAGTTGGAACTGCCCCCTGATTTTATCCATGAACCACCTAAAAACTACACTTACAAAGTTGAAGAGTTTCGACGTAATGTTTTACGCATTTGGTGTTGCAATCATTTTGAATTCACTTTCAACGGCGGTAGTCCTGCACAAACTATTTGGGGATTCTACAACACCAAACAGAGAACCTATTACGCGCCTATTAACTCCACCAAGTGCGGAGATAAAGTAGACATTTCTGATACTCGCCCATATACTGCAATGCAGTTGAATCTAAATCCATTAGAAGCGGCGTTTCTATGACTCACTATGTGCCACAATTAAATGACTATGTTGCATGGAAAGAACATGAAGGTTGGGTATATTTTGCCTGTCCAGATTACATCAGTATTGAACTTAGTGTAAAGTGTAAGGATGATGAAAACATAAAAGATTGTCCCATCCACGAAAAAACTCATTGCTTGCTTGTGTGTCAAAAGTGGTACTGGGATGAGTTAGAATATGTTAAAACTAGAAAGAACAAAAATGCGGGAACTCTTGAAGATATGGAAGTATTCGTTAGGAAGTTTTAGTGATGACAAAACAGAACCATATGATAACTATGTGGTTCTCATACGCAGCATTATATTTGTTTCTTATCTTACTACTAATTGTTTTATTATCAGCGGAGTAATTCGTCACTGGAATGAAGTACCAAGTTATCTACCAACAACCGAAAAAGAAAGGGTTTGCAACACAGAAGGCAACATTCTTTAAAATTGAAGATGCAGTTTTTTGGGAAGAACTGATGAAGAAAAATGGTTGCAAAGACTTTGAAACTCGTGTAAGTTAAATATTACTCACCTCTAAACTGTTCTATTAACGTAAGCATCACACATATGGACTGGTACGACGACATTCAAGTTGAAGAACTTATCAACTTTGACCATCAAGAAGAAGACCTTGAAGATCTTGTAGAAGAAACCAAGGACTTTAGCATGAAAGACTACCTCAACTCCAACATCGATTACTGAAATGAATTTCCCTACTGATACTGTCAACGTCCTGCCTCATCTTCAGGAACTGCGTAAAACTTGGAAAGAACAAGATTTCAGGTTGACTAAAGAACAACAACAAGAATATGATATGTTGTTGCAAGCAAGGCGAGAACGTGTTGCATGGTTTTATGAAACAAATCGAGTGCAAGTTGGTCCTAAAGTGACTAAAGAGAAGGAAAAAGAAGAAGAACAGGACGGTTGATAAACTGCCCCTCGGTGCTTGACATAGTAGCATCGGGGGGTTATTATCATAAATAATGAAAGACAATCACCACTCACTGATGAAAACTTTCGCTCAATTTGTTACTGAAGTCTATGACAAAGATGTCATGGACCGTTCACAAATTCGCAAAACTGGTGAAGGTGGACGTATTGGTGCTGATAGAAGAAAATCTGAACCAGAACGCCGCAGAATGAAGGCAGTTGGTGGTGGTAAAATGGCACCCGTTGGTGCATATAAAGATCGTAAAGATATTGGCACTCAACGTCAAGTAAGCACACGTCAGCAACAACCGGAAAAAGAACGTGGTAGTGCTGAAGTCAAACAATCGTATGCAGATAAAGTAAAAGCAGAAAGAAGAGCAGCAGCAAAGGCTAGAATTGCTGCAAAAGCATCAGGTGGTGATACTACCAAGGCAGCATCTGCTGCAAAGAAAGCATCTAAAGATGCAGAAAAGGAAGCAACTAAACTGTTAGCAACCAAGAAAAAAACAGAAAAGAAAGCATCAACACCCCGCCGTAAATGGGAGCATGAAGGTGGTGGTGGAATGACTCGCGCCGAAAGAGATAAAGCAAGAAATAAAGAAAAAGGTTCTGCATTGAAAGCAAAAAAAGCAGAACTTATTAAAGACTTTACTGAAAAGAATGGTCGTCCTCCTAAAGGTGTAGAACGCACAAAACTTCTTGGACTGGCACACAAAGCAGTAAAAGCAGGCATCTGATTGTTACTCACCTCTAAACTGTTTCTGTAGTGTAAGAAGAACTTTTCATTATGCAAAAGGAACTCACTGATACAGATCGTTTAGATATTGTTGAGGATCATTTGGAATACATTGTAAAAATGTGTGAGCATCACTTCAATAACGGAGATGATACTTATGCTGGCGTTTTGTATGCTGAATATAAAGAATGGTTGGAAGAAGGAGAAGATTATATTGTTGCCTGGGCACCATACCTTAACAACTAAAACATCACCAAACACCTCTACAAGCGCCTCTAACATCATGGAAAAGGTTTCTATTGACTCTGACATCCTCCTGCAAGTAATTCAACGTTTGGGGGATGCAGTTGATATTTGTTACACTGCACCAGAAAATCCAAAAGAAGAAGGTTATCCATACGCAACAGGATATTCTAGAGCAGCAATGCAAGGAGTTATTGAAACTCTTCAACAATATATGGTAGAATAAAAGTTACTCACCTCTGAACTGTATTATTATTACAACTGACGATATTATGCTCACTCTTCGTCCTCATCAGGAACGTATTATTGACCGTCTGCAAAGTTATGACAAGGGTCAGATCATTGTGCCTACTGGTGGCGGCAAGACTTTGACCATGATTCTTGATACTCAGCGTCGTCACGATAGTATCAACAATGGAACGACAACTGTTGTTGTTGCTCCTCGTATTCTTTTGGCAGAACAACTTTGCTCTGAATTTCTAGAAGTAATTGATACCGCCAACACTCACATCATGCACGTTCATAGTGGCGAAACTCACCACTATTCTTCAACTAAAGCAGACAAGATTCACATGTTTGCGAGTGTTGCACGAACTGCTGGCGAAAATGTAGTTATCTTTACCACATACAACTCCTTGAATCGTATTCAAGAGGCAGATATTGAAGTGAATACTATTTACTTTGATGAAGCACACAACAGTGTCAAACGCAACTTCTTTCCTGCTACTGAATACTTTGCAGATGAAGCAGACCGTGCATACTTTTATACTGCAACCCCAAAACATTCTCTGACTGTATCTAAACCAGGCATGAATTGGGGTCATGTTTATGGTCAGGTTCTCGTGAATGTTCCTGCTCCTGAGTTGGTAGAAGGTGGTTACATTCTTCCCCCTAAAGTTGTTGTGAAGCAACTGCCGATGGTGAAGGGTCGTAAGGTTGTATTTGCTGAAGATGCTGACAACTTGCTGGAGACTATTGATGACAACAACATCGACAAGACTCTCATTTGTGCTCGCACTACAAAGCAGATTGTGGGTCTTATTTCTCAGTCTAACTTCTGTGCTGAACTTGCACAGCGTGGATATTCTTGGATGACTATCACATCAAAGACTGGTGCAATCATTGATGGTAAGAAAGTCAACCGAGAGCAGTTTTTTGAAACTCTAAATGCTTGGGGCAAAGATGCTACCAAGAAATTTGTTGTTATTCACCACAGTATTCTGTCTGAAGGTATCAATGTCAGCGGACTGGAAGCAGTCATCTTCATGCGAAACATGGATTATATTGGTATCAGTCAGTCTATTGGTCGTGTTATTCGACTGGGTGACAAATCTAAAACATTTGGTCTAGTTTGTGTTCCTACATATGACCCCGTAGGTATCACTACAGCCCGTAAAGTGCAAGCAGTTGTTGATACTGTCTTTAACCAAGGTCAACCCGCTATCAGTGAGATCCGCCGATGAACTACACCAAAGCACAACTTATTGACGCACTTGTGGCAGAGTGGGAATATCTTTGTCATGATGATCCCGACCCTGATGATCAAACTCCTGAAGAATATCGCGAAGACCTAATAGAAATGTCTATAGATGAGTTAGTAGAAGAAACATCTACTGATGAACATTATACATTGGAAGACTACATGGAGAACTGGGGATGAAAGTAACACAAACTAAAACTACCATTCTAGACACCAAACCTGTTGAAGAGGGTTTTATTGTTGGCAAATATGATGACCCGATGATGTATGCTGCTGTACCTATTGGTGGTAGCACTACACAACTTGCAGTAGTTCATCAGGCAAATGTTCTCAAAGTCTGTCGCAATCGTCAGTCTGCATTGAACTTTATTGAAAGGCACCGTAAAGGTAAGTCGGTAGCAAAACTTCCACTCAAATAAAGTTACTCACCTTGAAAGTGTATGAGTAGTGTACCAAACAACAAACCACATGACCGAACGTCCCGAAGTTCTCCTGTCCCGTGCAGATTACATCGAAGACATCAAAGTTCGCTGGCAAATTCACACTTATGAAGTGAAAAAACTGCAAGATGATATTTCTCTCTTGCTGAATGTTCTCATCGACAAAGCATATTACACTGCTATCGATCGGTGATATTGAGAGAGGGGCAACCCTCTCTTTTTTTATTGTTACTCACCTCTAAACTGTTTTAGTAATATGAAGAACACTCATTTGCAACATCCAGAAGACTCTATTCTGACCGGAGATCTTTCTGTTCTTGACTGGTTTTCTGCTCCTAACAGTTTTATCAGCACCAAAATGGATGGTGCTCCGGCAGTAGTTTGGGGACGCAATCCTGCTAATGGAAAGTTTTTTGTTGGCACCAAAAGTGTCTTCAACAAAGTAAAGATCAAAATTGCTCATTCTCATGAGGATATTGATACTTTCTATGATGGTAAGGTTGCTCGCATTTTACATGCCTGCTTTGATTGTTTGCCTCGCACAACGTTTATTGTTCAGGGTGACTTCATTGGTTTTGGTGGTAGTAACTCTTACCGCCCCAACACTGTAACTTACATTTTTCCTGAAATTATTGAGCAGGATATTATCATCTGCCCTCATACTGTGTATGGTGGAGGTAATGATTTGCGAAACGTAAGTGCATCTCCTTTGATGAATGAACTTACCAGCACTTCAAAATGTTTGTTTGTGCAACCTGAAGTTGCATTGCATCCACATCGCGAAGATATTGCTGATATTTGTGCATTTGCTAAGCAAATGTCTACGCTATGTGAGTTTGTAAGCGAGAGCAAGGCAACAACTATCAAAAAGTCTATCAACACCCGCATTCGCGAGGGTCAGACCATTTGCGAGGATGAAATTGCACAAGAATGCGATTGTGACATCAACCTGCTACGTTTGTGGAAGTTGGTATCAACTATCAAGGAAGATCTGTTCATGTTCATTGATGAGCAAGATGATATTGTTTGTCTGATAGGCAACAATGGCACATTGCATGAGGGATATGTTATCACTAACCAATATGGCATGTTCAAGGTTGTTGACCGTCAAGAGTTTTCCAGGGCTAACTTTGTCATGGAAAGAAATTGGTGATATAATTATTACTCACCTTCAAACTGTATTAGTATTGTACTTGGGAGGAACATCATGGGCATGACGAACCTTCAAACTGTTGAGGTAAAACTTAACAGTGGAGAATTTACTGAGTTTGTATTTGCACTCGCTACTATTGCAAAGCAAACTAACTCTCTCATTGAAGAAGTATATGAAGATATTGATATTGTTTCTGGTAAGGTAGTTGGAACTCACAAAGGAGTTAAATTCTTTGGGGATGGAAAACAAGTTCCACCATATGAAGAATTTGGACACTATGTTGCCAACAATACTACTAAGACTGTTCAACTTTGGGTTGACAAGACTAAGAAGTTTGTTGATAGTTACGAGTTCCCTAAGTTTGATACAGTAACTTGTGAGGGTGGAAGTAGTGAAAAGGTTGACGTTGGTTTATATTCATCGAATAAACTTGTAGAGGGTTTCTCTCTTAAGTGGGACCATGATGCAGCAGAACGTTCACAGTCTCCCAACTGGAGTTCTGTGGTCAAACTTTATGGTAAGTTTGTAGATATTTCTGATATGAAACAATACTATCAGGAACAGTTTGATAAGTTTACTATTCCTGGGTTGAGATATTCCAGAGCAAAGGGAGATTGGTCGCAGGAGTTGTTAGAACGTGCAGAAGTTATGCGCGAAACTGTTCACACTCTTGAGAAAAACGTTGCAGAGAAGTTTGTCAACAAAAACTTTGATAGTAACAAACTTGCAAAAAGTATCATTGAATGTTATACTGGAGGACAAGAATCTATCGTATTTGTTGAACTAAACTCTGGTTCTTCATATAAAGTATCTAACGGTATTATTGCCAAACTCGCAGAAGTTTTGGCGAGTGGAGAATATACTTTTGAACAAGTGAAGAAAGATAGAACCCGCGACACATATATCCGCATAAATGGTAACAACCTTATGTGGTTCCGTACTACTGCAAGTGCTGACAAAGCACCCGGACAAAGTAACAGCGACATCCGACGTATCAAGCGTCAAACTTATCTCACCCTGAATCTTCCTGCCGTAAAATGAAAACATCTATTGCCCCAATGTTCAAGTGGACTGGTTCTAAACAGCGAATGATGGGGCAATATGCACCACACTTTTTTCCTGAGGGAGAGTTCACACGTTTCGTGGATCTTTTTGCTGGTGGACTTACTAACTCTCTTTGGGTTTATGAGAAGTTTCCTCAGAAAGAATTCGTGGTCAATGACTGGAATGGTGAACTGGTGTTGTTGTATGCCACATTGGCAGATAGCAGCGATGAGGTTATCAATGAATGGTTCAAATGTGTAGAAAAGTGGTTAAGTCTATCTGAGGTAGATGATAGAAAGAAATACTATTATGAGTTGAGAGAGATATATTGTCTGCAAAATGAAGGCAAGTCTGATGTATATTTGTCTGCACTGTTGTTGTTCATGTTGCAGGTGAATTTTAATGGTATGTGGAAAGCATACAAAAAATGCAATGAGAGATATTCTACGCCACCTGGAACATGTCTACAAAAGCAGTCATTCTTTGATGTGAATAAGATCAAGAACGTTGCATCTTTCCTTGAGAAAGCAACTATTTGCAATGGGGACTTTGCTTCCGTTAATATAAAAGATGGCGACTGGTTATATGCTGACCCGCCATATCGTGATAGCATTGTTCTCTATCAGGGTGGTTTTAGTGAGGATGATCAAGTTAGACTAGCACGTTTTTTGATGGAGTCTGGATGTAAGTTTGCCTATTCAAATAAGCACATTGGAGATACATTCTATGAGGACAACTTTGCTGGTGCCAATATCATTGAGATGAGTGCAAAATATACTGCTGGACGTGGTACATCAACGCTAGATGTGAAAGAGGTTCTTGTTACAAACTATTGATAGACTAAAAGTTACTCACCTCCAAAGTGTCTTTATAGTATAAGCAACACTACAAAATGACATTCTGCGCTCCACAATTCAAAGTTGAATATCAAGTTGAGCAACTCATTGAAATGCTCAACAATGACTGGAAAGTAAACTCCATTGAAAACAATCATTCTGTTTATACTCAACTTGAGTATGAAGTAGGTCGTAAATATATCAAGGTTTTGTCTTATCTTTCCCACAATGGTGATAAGATTCGCGGACGTTCTGTCTGGATGTTCGTTGATAAAAAGACTGGCGAATGTTACAAACCTGCTAGTTACAAAGCACCTGCCAAATATGTCCGCTATCTGATAACTCAGTTGGTGAATAACCCTAGTGCATGTGATCCCTATGGTTCATTCCTGTATCTCTGATGACTGAACTTTTTCCTGGAACTATGAACCAACTGAATAAACTTTCAGTTTACAAAATGACATTTACTGACCGACAATTAGAACTCATTGCTGATGCTGTCGAGGATTATGCTGTCCTTATTGATGAAGATGCCGCAGACGAATGTGGTGAAATTCTAGACATTATCGAAGCACACTTTCACAACAAAAACTTCAACAAATGATCACAAATAAAGCACAAATGCTCAACGTGATGAAAAATTGCACGGGAGCAGACACTCTCACACGAGAGGAAAAGTTTCAAGTTTTTGTTAGAGTCTGCGACAACATGCTCAATGAAGGTAGAATCACCAAAGCAAATCACACTCGTTGGACTAACATCTGGTAACTATGAAATGTGAGGTTACTTTATACAAAGCAGGCACAGTCTTCAAAGAGAAAGTAATAGCTAGAGACTATGAAGATGCAAAGAATGTAGCACTGGCAAGAAATCCTGGCGCTACTGTTGTAAGTGTCACTGCTAGTTTTCGTGAATAAAAAGTTACTCACCTCTAAACTGTTCTCTTAGTGTAAGTTCGCTTTTATTTTATGCAAATCACTAACTCCGCAGTCATTGTTGACTATTTTCCTGAGGCATTTGTTGCCGAAGCATGTGAAAAGAAAGGCATGAAAGTTACGGTCAAACGTTTCATTCGCCGCGTTTATTTCCGCGCTACTGGTCAGAAATCTTACAGCACAGTTCTTGGTATTGAAGCAAAGCATGATTGGCAGTCTCGCATCATGAAAGGTGCTGAGGTTACTGACTTCAATACTGACAAAATGGACCGCTCTGAGTATATGCCACTTATGTGCTGAGTTTATGTCACTTATCAAACATTATCTTCATAACAAAATGACTGAAACTAACGACAAAATCATCGACCGCGATCAACTTCAAGATGCCATGATTAACCAGATATTGGATGACATGGACATCAAAACAATGATGGCAATTCTTTATGATAACATGAGTGAGAGTTATGATAAGTATTCGGTTGATGAATTAGTCGCGGAAGTTGAAGAGTATTACCCACAACTTCTTGAGGATTAAAGTTACTCACCTTCAAAGTGTACCAGTTGTATGAGAAACACTTACGACGAAATCCTGAAGATCTGGAACTACGAAACTCCTGACGATTTTGCTATCTTCAGTGAACTTTACTACGAAATGTTTGGTGAGGATGGTAACATCCCCTACGAAACAGATTCCACTAAGTCTTCTTTTTTCCCTTACAACTGAGTTACATTATGCAAGAAATTAAGTTCAACATCTACGGTGAAATGTTCCATTCTAATGGTTACTCTAGGATGGATGTTTTGAGTTACATTGCATCCTCAAGAGAGGAGGCATTAGCAACATGCAAGAGAAACAATCCTAAGTTTCATGTTATGTCTATCTGGGAAGATGATAGTGAAGTTGAAGTTGTAAAAGTACAGTCTTTGATTTGATGAACACAACAACTGCAACTTATCAGATAAAAGTAACAACTGATGAGGGACATTTATCTTTCTTAAAAGACATGCCCACACGTCCTAAAACACACAAAGGTATCAAATCACAGAACAATAAGTTATCAAAATGGGTTGAAAAACAATATCCTAACTTTATATCCTATGACATTTCTCTTCTGAACTAATGAAGTTTCAGAAGAGCAATATATGATGTATCAACAGGAATTAGTATGACTATCAAAGATGTTACAAACTCCCCTAAAGATTGGGAGGACTTTTGGTATTCTCCCGAAACATATGGCACTTGGGAGTATTACAATTCAGAGAGTGAAGGTCGCGATGTTTTACATATTGACGATGAAACTTTAAGGTATGTTGAATATGTTATGGGTGATAAACCTTATCCTCCTGCATTCAAAAGGTCATCAAGTTTGAGCGAATAAAAGTTACTCACCTTGAAAGTGTTCTAGTTGTATGAACAATACACTTTTTTCCGACTCTCAACTTTCTGAACTTCAAGGGTTCATGCTTGATACCATGTTGCCTGTTGAAATGTGTCTTGATTGGTTCTGCGAACGTTTCGACGTAAGTGCTACTGATGAAGTCATTGATTTTGTTTTCGATACACACGAAGCATTTGTTGGAGAGTGATAATTATGTCAAACATTTTCTGCGATAACATGAAAGCAAAGAGCATTCTAAATGCAATTCAAGGTTGCAAGGTTGAAGACAACAAAGGCAATCAATATGAGGTTGCTGATATTAAATGTTTCAACGGGCAAGTTTCTTTCATTGGTTTGAAAGATATTCCGACTGGGTTTATGAAATATGCCACACTTGATTGTTATATGGAAATGGCAAGTATTGCCTGATATTATTGTTACTCACCTTCAAACTGTCCCACTTGTATGAACAAAACTATGAAAAACGAAATGACTTTCCGCTATGCACTTTCTGTTCTTGAGGAACAATTTGACTCCACTTATCGCGGTATTTCTACTGTGAAAGAGATGACAACTGATTTGGTTTCTGCTATTAGTTTCGAGGGAGAAGATCCTGAGACTGTATATCATCGGTTTGAGACTAAAGTTGGTCCAAATACTATTGTCAAAGATGACCAAGTTATCAAACTTGCATTGCACTATGTTTGAGGTCTTCAAAGTTACTCACCTCTAAACTGTTCTAGTTGTATGGATAACACTTCAATGAAAAACTACGGAAACGGAATTCTTGCTTCAAATGACTTTCTTGCAAGTATTGCACAAGAATGCCTAGAGCAAGATAAAAGAAACCGCCAGTATAATCGTGAGATGAGTGATATTGCCGATACCGGTAATGACTTTTATTCTTCTAAAGGTTATGGCACCTGGAATATCAGCGACCGCGACTGATTACCACCGCTTCAAAGTTACTCACCTCTAAACTGTCCTTATAGTATGAACAACACTTCAAACATCATGATCACTGGTCAAGCACTTCTCAACACTGTCAATGCAATGCAGGCAGAAGGTAAAAAACCTTCTGAAATTGCTATTGCTTGTGGTTACTTTACTCAAGAAGGTAACAACACTAAAGTTCACTTTACTGACTTTTATACTGAGTTGATGAAGTCCAAAGGTCATTCCTTCGATGATACTTCAGATGAAATTGTTGCAGAGGATAGCAACAATCAAGAGACTATCAATACTCTCCTGGAAGACTATCCTCATGATGCAATTTGTGAGTTCATTGATTACTTCGGTGAAGAGCAAATTGACTCTTTCGCTGATAGTTATCAAGGCGAAATGTCTGGTTCTGAGTTCGCTCAACAACTGGTAGAAGATTGCTACTGCCTAGATGTTCCTGGGTTTGTTGCTATCGACTGGTCCTACACTTGGGATAACCTTCGTCATGATTATGTTGAGTTGGAAGGTTTCATCTTCTGTCTCAACTTCTGATACCTAAAGTATCACAAACTAACAGTCCTGGTGATGACTCTAAACTCACTCTTTTTTTGTGCCTATCTATCAATTA